ATCCAGCCGGTCCCGGACCCTGAGGAGTTCCTCCTCGGCTACATGTACACCGGCCCGGACGGGCAGCAGGTCGCGCTCGGCATCAACGACGTCATCTTCATCCGCACCCCCCACCCGACCGACCCGTACCGAGGCATCGGCCCGGTCCAGGCTTTGCTCACCGACCTCGACGCGACCCGCTACTCGGCCGAGTGGAACCGCAACTTCTTCCTCAACTCGGCGGAGCCCGGCGGGATCATCGAAGTCCCCGACCGTCTCGGTGATGACGAGTTCGACGAGCTGCGCGACCGATGGAACGAGCAGCACAAGGGCATCGCCAACGCCCACCGTGTCGCGATCCTGGAACACGGGAAGTGGGTCGACCGCAAGTTCACCCAGCGGGACATGCAGTTCGCCGAACTGCGCAACATGTCGAGGGAGATCATCCGCGAAGCGTTCGGCTTCCCCAAGCCGATGACCGGCGCTGTCGACGACGTCAACCGCTCCAACGCCGACGCCGGCGCGGTCATGTTCGCCCGCTGGCTCGTCGTCCCCGACCTCGAAGCCGTCCGTGACGCCCTCAACCACCGGCTCCTTCCCCTCTTCGGCACCACCGGCCAGGGGCTGGAGTTCGACTTCGTCAACCCGATCCCCGACGACGTCGAGAGCGAGGCCCTGCAGCTCACTGCCCGCGCGGACGCTGCGGCCAAGCTGCGCACGGCAGGGTGGGATCCGGCCGGAATCCTTTCCGCGGTGGGTCTGCCGGAGATTCCCTTTGCGGGTCCGTCTGACGTCCCTGGCCCAGCGGGGTCGGCGTCGCCGCAGGCGTCGTGGAGTGACAGCGTGGCCAGCTTGTTCGCGGTCCCGGCCATCCGCAACGCGGACAGCGACCCGCTGGAGCAGATGCGGCAGGACCACGAAGCCGCGCTCGACACGCTGCTCACCGACCTCGCCTCGACCGACGACGACTGGATCGACGAGCTCGGCGACCAGATCGAGCAGGCCATCGACGACAACGACACCGAGGCACTCGCAAGCCTGAGCCTCGACTCGACGGACGCGGCCGACACCATCCGCGCCGCACTCGGCAGTGCGGCGCAGCAGGCCGCGGACCGGATGGCGGACGAAGCCAAGCAGCAGGGCGTAAAGGTGACCGCGCCGAAGGTGGACGAGGCGCTGACCGCGCGCCTGCGCCCGGGCATGATCGTCAACTTCGGTGACGAGCTGAACGCAATCGCCACCGCGGTCGCCTCCCTTATCGCGTCCGGACTCGCCGCATCAGCGGCGCAGGAAGCAGTACGCCGCTTCGTACCCGGGGTGTCCGGCAAGACCGTGGCGACCGCGGTGAAGGACAAGCTCCGCGCGCTGAAGGGCGTGTTCAAGCGCGACCAGCTCGGCGGCGCCATCCACCGCGCACAGAACGTGGGCCGGATCGCCACCCTCGAAGTTGCCCCGGAGGCGCACTGGGTGGCTTCGGAGAAGAACGACGCCAACACCTGCGGCCCGTGCAAGGCGATCGACGGCACCAGCTTCGCGACGCTCGCCGAGGTGACCGCCGCCTACGGGGCCGGCCCCTATCACGCGTGCCAGGGCGGCGTTCGCTGCCGGGGCACCGTCACCGCGCAGTGGAACACGACGGGAGGCGGCGACTGATGCCGTTCATCGACCTGCCCGACCGCGTCCCCGGTCTGCGCGCGCAGGCCCGGACCGACCAGCCGTGGTTCAGGATCAAGAACGTCTCCACTGACGAGGCGGAAATCCTGCTCTACGACGAGGTCGGAGGGTGGGGCACATACGCGGACGACTTCGTTGCAGAGCTGAAGGCCATCACCGCACCCAAGATCCGTCTCAGGGTCAACAGCCCCGGCGGCTCGGTCTTCGAGGGTCTGGCCGTGGCAAATGCCCTCAGGTCCCACCCCTCAGAAGTCACCGTGCAAGTGGACGGAATCGCCGCATCCATCGCCTCGGTGATCGCCATGGCAGCGGACCGCGTGGTCGTTCAGCCCCAGGCGATGTTGATGCTGCACGACGCGGCCGGGGTCTGCCTGGGGAACGCGCAGGACATGATCGAGATGGCCTCGCTCCTCGACAAGATCTCGGACAACATCGCCGGGGCCTACGCGGAGAAGGCGGGCGGGACGGCCGAGGACTGGCGCCAGGTCATGGTGAAGGAGACCTGGTATACGGCCGAGGAAGCGGTCGAGGCTGGGCTGGCTGACGAGTTGCTGCCCGCGCGGAAGCAGAAGGCAGCACCCGACGAAGCCGAGCCTGCGATGCGGCAGTTCGACCTCACCGCCTACGGCTACACGGGCCCGGCCAAGGCCGAGACGCCGAAGCCGGGTCCCGTCACGTCGCTCATCGCGGCAGGGCTGGACCCGCAGGAGACCGAGCAGGCCGTTCTGTCGGAGGACATCCGGTCCCTGGTCGGCGAGGAAGTGGCGGCGCAGCTTGCAGCCGCCGTGGCGCCGCCTGAGGTCGAGCCGGAAGCCCCGGCCGTCCCCGAGCCCGTGGCCGTCGCCGAACCCATCGAGCCTGCACCTGAACCAGTGGACGAGTGGGCGGCCGCAGTCGCCGGCCTCATCCAGCCCCAACCCGACCCGTGGGCCGCAGTCGTGGCCCGCCTCACCCACAGCACGTCGGCGTCCAGCGCGGCGACGGAAGCAGCCTGAAGGAGGCAGCAGTGGCAACACCCACGATCCCGCGCAACGCCGACGAGCTGGCAGAAATGCTCGGCGACACCGCGACGGCCAGCGCCATCGTTAAGAACGCCGAGACGCTGAAGGACTTCATCGTCGACTACGCCAAGGGCCAGGCGACCAGCGACGACAGCATCGCGACGCAGATCCGCGAGCAGGTACAGCAGGAGTTCGCCAACACCCTGCGCGGCGACCAGATCGACAACATCAACCGCCTCAACCTCGCCCCGACCTGGGACAACGGCGGCCCGTCGGCCCGGTCGAAGTACTACAACCGCAAGGCCCCGGGCGCCGGCCTCGACAAGAAGTTCACGAGCTGGGCCGACTACCTCGTCGCGACGTGGGCCGGGGCGAACACGCAGGAAGCGTTCGCGGCGCGCGCGGAGATCAAGCAAATCCAGAACGCGTTCGGGTCCTCGGTCCCCTCCGACGGCGGGTTCCTCATCCCCGAGTCGCTGCGCTCGGAGCTGCTGACCGTCCCCATGGAGAAGGGCCTCGTCCGCTCCCGCGCCCGCGTCGTGCCCATGGAAACCCTCATGGTCCCGTACCCGACCATCGACTCCACCAGCAACGCGACCAGCGTCCACGGTGGCATCACCGGCTACTGGACCGAGGAGGGCGGCACCCTCACCGACAGCGCCCCGACGTTCGGCCGCATCGAGCTGCTGGCGAAGAAGCTCACCCTGTACAGCGAGATCCCCAACGAGCTGTTCCAGGACAGCCTCATCTCGCTGGAGCAGTTCATGAGCCAGTCCTACCCGGAGGCGCTCCTCTGGTTCGAGGACAACGCTTTCATCGACGGCACCGGCGTCGGCCAGCCTCTCGGCTTCCTCAACGCCCCGGCCGCCGTGTCCGTGACGAAGGAGTCCGGCCAGGCCGCCGCGACCATCGTGTGGGAAAACATCGTCAAGGCGTACTCCCGCATGCTGCCCTCCTCCCTCGGCAACGCCGTGTGGGTCGCCCACATCGACACCCTCCCGCAGCTCGCCACCATGGCCCTGTCCGTGGGCACCGGCGGGTCGGCGATCTGGATCGGTGACGGCGGCGGCGAAGAGGCCCCGCCCATGCGGATTCTCGGCCGCCCGGTCGTCTTCACCGAGAAGGTGTCCACCGTCGGCACCGCGGGCGACATCAACTTCGTGGACCTCGGCTACTACCTCATCGGTGACCGCCAGGCCATGCAGATGAGCACCAGCACCGAGTTCAAGTTCGGCAACGACAAGACCGCCATGCGCGTCATCGAGCGCGTCGACGGCACCCCGTGGATCAAGTCCGCGATCACGCCGCGAAAGGGCAGCAATACGCTTTCGCCTTTCGTGAAGGTGGCCACCCGTTCGTGACGTAGCCAATATCATTGGTGAATGACCCAAGAATGGCGGAAGAAGTGTGATGAAGGCTGTACGTGCAGAAAGCACCAGGCGCGCCCTTGCGCGCCCGGCTGCACGTGCAGTCGGCATTCCACTGAATGGAAGAAAAGGAAATGCCCGGACGGCTGCACTTGTGGTCGGCACGGGCGAGAGGATTGCGCTCCCGGATGTAAGTGCGGAAGGCATGCGCCTGCCCACAACAAGCACACCGAGGAGGAGCGCGCCGAGGCGGTGGAGCGCAGGCGGGCCCGTCAGCGCGAGTACATGCGTGAGCAGCGCAAACTCGACCCGAAGCGGTTCCAGCAGGACGCGGCTCAGCGTCGAGAGCGGCAGCGCGGATACGGCCTCAAATATCGCCACGGGATCACGGTGGAACAGTGGGACAGACTCCTCGAAGAACAGGAAGGAAAGTGCTACCTGTGCAATGAGGAGATGTCATCGAACCCCCACCTCGACCATGACCACTCTTGCTGTCCTGGAAAGCGCGCCTGCGGTAAGTGCGTGCGAGGGCTCGCCTGCCAGAAATGCAACCAAGGAATCGGCCAGTTCGGAGATGATCCGGAGCGGATGCGACGGGTCGCGGATAATCTCGAAAAGGCCAACCAAATTCTTCGGGACCGGAGCGTCGAAAAAACGCTACCCAATCCTGAAATGGTGCCAGCCGAACCAGGCACTGACACCCCTGGCCCGGCCCACCCGTAACGGCATTAACCCCCCGTAAGGAAGGCATCTCATGGAAGCACTCGGACGCACGGTGAACGTCATTTCGGTGGCGGACGGCGTGTACATCAGCCTGCGGGACTGCGGCGGCGTCGCCTTCTCCTGCTACCTCGCCGGCGCGGCGGGCGACACCTACACCCTGGTCGAGGCGAAGGACGCGGCCGGGACCGGGGCGCAGAACCTCGCCGCGGTCACCCGCTACTACACGTGCACCGGTGACGGCACCGACGCGTGGACGAAGCGCACGCAGGCTGCCGCAGCGACGGTGGTCACCGCGGCTACGGCCACGCAGAACGCGATGTGGGTGGAGGTCGACGGGGCGCAGCTGTCCGACGACTACGACTACGTCAAGCTCACCTCGACCGGCGCCGGCCGCGTCGAGGCGATCGCCCGTGACCTGGTCGTGCAGCGCGCCCCGGCCAACCTGCCCGCACTGGGGGCGTGACCTATGTCCACTCTCATTCAGGGCGACGAACTGCGGACGCTGCTGTTCGGCACTGCGGTGTCGAAGGCGTACACGCCGCTCGCGGTCGAGACGAAGACCCTGTTCACCATCACCGGCGGGAAGGTGCTCATCACCTCCATCGTCGGCGAGGTGACCACCGCGATCACCGTCGCGGGCACCACCAAGCTCCAGGCCAACCCCACCACGGGCACGATCGGTGACCTGTGCGCGGCCACCGACCTGGGCACGACCGACACCCCGGCCGGTGACCTCATCTCCTTCCAGGGGCTGAAGGGCGACTCAATTGTTTTCGGGGTGGGTGCGGCGCCGACGCTGAAGCAGCCGATCGTCGTGAACACCGGAACGATCGAGCAGGTCAACGCGACCGGCGCGGACGGCGGCATCACGTGGACGCTCACCTGGGTGCCGCTCGACAACGGCGCCACTGTGACGGCGGCCTGACATGGCGGCGTGGGTTTGCGCGGAGTGCACCACCCCTTACTCGGTGGGCGCTCCGCGCTGCCCGCACTGCGGGAGTACCGACTACGCAGAGGAAGGCGCAATGCCGAAGATCACCCGTCATGGCGGGCCGAGCATCGCCGGTGCGTCCGTCGTGTCCGGCGGCTGGTCCAGCGAGGGCGACCCGGACGTGTGGCCGGAGCCCGCAGCAGAGGAAGAGGGTGAGGGGTCATCGCCTGGGAGCAGCTCCTCAGCATCCGACGAGAAGCCATCGAGCAAGCCCGAGCCGAGCGAACAGCCGACCCAGTCGCGTGCCCGCAAGACGGCGAGCCGCTCCGCGAAGGACCGGACGGAGAGCTCTTCTGCCCGTTCGACGGGTGGCGGCCAGGCGGACGGCACGTCAGCGAACGGTTCCGCTGAGGCAGGCCAGTAGTGAGCGCCTTCCGGAACACGGAGTTGTTCAGGGCCACCGGTCTGACCCTGAACAGTTCGACCGACAGCAACACCGCCGGGATTACGAACGGCACGACGGGCCAGACCGGGCCGATCGACATCTCCCGGGTCAGCAGTGGCCTGCTGGTGGTGACGGTGGCGAACGCCCCAACCGGGACGTCGCCGACGCTGGCCGTGTTCTTCGAGGTCGCGGACGCATACGGCACCTACGTGCAGACGTCGTCCGCTACCTCGATCGGCGGGGCGCTCCTGACCTCGACCGGGTTCACCTACGGCCTGATCAACAACGGCTACGTCCTCACCAACCAGGGCCGCATCCGCTGGGTCGTCGGCGGCACGAGCAGCCCGACGTTCACCGGGGTGTCCTTCTCCATCCACGGCCGGCCCTGACCTGCATTCCGCACGACAGACGAGAGGAGGTGACGAGAGATGACGACACCCTGGTACGCCGCCCGCGAGGAGATCAAGGCGGAGCTCGACGTGAAGGAGACCAGCCGCAGCAACGCCCGCATCGACCGCGCGCTCGCCGACGCAACCGAGTCCGTGCACGGCCTGACACACCGCGTGTTCTACCCGACGCTGGCCACCCGCCGCTTCGACTGGCCCGCCCGCTATGGCACGTCCACCCCGTGGATCTTGCGCCTCGACTCCAACGAGCTGGTCTCCGCGACCACCCTCACCAGCGGCACGGTGGACATCAGCTCGGACGACTACCTGCTGCGCCGCGCCGACGACCTCGACGAACCCCCGTACACCCGCATCGAACTCAGCCTGAACTCCAGCGCGTCGTTCGGGCAGGGCGATACCTACCAGCAGGACATTGCCGTCACCGGGGTGTTCGGCTACCGCAACGACGAGACCACGGCCGGCACCATCGCCGAGGCCCTCGACAGCGCGGAGACCGGGATCAACGTGGACGCCGCAGCGTCGGCCGCCTCGGGTGTCGGGTCCCTGCTCCGCATCGACGACGAGCGGGTCATCGTCACCGGGCGCAGCATGCTCTACACCGGGCAACTCCTCGGCGGGGAGCTCACCAACCAGAACAGCAACGTCGTGGTGACGGTCGCGGACGGGACTGGCTTCGCCGCGGGCGAGGTCATCCTCATCGACGGGGAGCGGATGCTCGTCGAGGACATCGCGGGCGACAACCTGATCGTGCGCCGTGCATGGGACGGGTCGACGATGGCCGCGCACACGGCGACCACTGCGATCTTCGCCCCGCGGACGCTGACCGTGGAGCGGGGCGCTCTCGGCACCACGGCCACGGCCCACGACTCCGGGGCAGCGGTCGCCCGCTGGGATGCGCCCGGCAGCATCCGCCAACTCTGCCTCGCCGAAGCCCTGACCGACCTGCTGCAAGGCCGGTCCGGGTACGCGCGCACGGCCGGCTCCGGGGAGAACGAACGCGAGACGTCGGGCAGGGGCCTCGCGGATCTGCGGGCCCGCGTCTACACCAGCCACGGGCGTAAAGCCCGGATGCGGAGCGTGTGACCATGCGCCTCGACGTATCCACCAGCAGCCGCGGCCC